TGCTGTTCAAAAAATATAATATAGATTCTGACACCCTGCAGCGCTTCAACCTGGGTTATGAGGTCAAGACCACTGATTTCGGGCAGGTATCTCCCTTGTTTGCCCAAGAGCATGAGTCGGAAAATGTGCAGGAAGATGCCATCGATTTTAATGTTCCTGCATCTGAAGATACTGTAATTGCCAGACCCGGCGATATATGGTTACTCGGTAACCATCGTCTGATGTGTGGCGATTGCCGTTCCAAATCGGACATCACGGCGCTGATGGACGGGCAACATGCGGACTTGTGCGTCACGGATCCACCGTACAACGTGAACTATGAAGGCGGTACAGAGGAGGAACTCACCATTCAGAACGATTCCATGGAAAACGACTTGTTCGCCACCTTTCTCAGGCAAGTGTTTTCTGTCATGTTTGCCGTACTCAAGCCGGGAGGATCCTACTATATATTCCATGCGGACAGTGAAGGCGAGAATTTCCGGGCTTCTCTCAGGAAAGCGGGATTCAAGATTGCACAATGCTGCATCTGGGTAAAGAATACTATGGTGATGGGACGCCAGGATTATCAATGGCAGCATGAACCTTGTCTATATGGCTGGAAACCGGGTGCCGGACATCAATGGAATTCCGACCGTAAGCAGACTACCGTCTGGAATTTCGACAAGCCGCAGCGCAATGCCATACATCCGACAATGAAGCCCATAGCCCTTATGGCATATCCCATATCCAATTCCAGCACTCCCGGTCAGATAGTCCTCGACATCTTCTCCGGATCCGGTTCAACCCTCATGGCATGCCAGCAGATAGACCGTATCTGTCATGCTATGGAGATAGACCCGAAATATGTTACCGCCACCATTTACCGATACCGCGCCATGTTCCCTGAACAGCCCATCCGGTTAGTCCGGAATGGAGAAATTCTTTCTGTTACAGATACCCAATCCTTGTTGAAATGAAAAAGGAACTCACTCTAACTTCAGACACTGATAAAGCCGTCCTGATAGGCGATGAATATGTATCCCAAGTGCGTACTTTCGGTGCTTTGGGATACACTCCCCACCGTATATGTACGCTTCTCGGCCTGCGTGGAAAGGAAAGGACGGCACTGACAGTCCGCTTGTTGATGCCCGGAGATGTATATTACGACGCCTACCGTAACGGTTGTGCCCTGGGAGAATACAATATCGATGCCGAACTTGCCAAGAAAGCCGAGACCGGTGATGTGTCGGCCATTGAGACCTTGGAAACACGTAAGCAGGAACGGACAGTCAAAGACTTAAGAAACCAACTCTTTGGAATATGACCAGACTCGACACCCTTGATAAGATACATCCGGACTTGATATCCGCATTCCTCACCACCGGGAAGTGTGATGGCATTCCTGCCGATGTGCAGTTATTCCTCAAGCAGCTGCAATGGGCGGCGGAGATTTACGAATACGAGCGTAACATCACCCGTGCCGCCAAGCAGCTGCGCCAGCGCATCAATGCCCAGCAGCAGATTAATGTGGATGAACGTACATGTAAGGCACGCATTTATGCGGCCATCAATTACTTCAATATCGACAACAATGTGTCCATCAAGGTGTGGGAGTCCAACTATGCCGACAAGTACGAGGATCTTGCCAAACTATGTGCGGCTGCCGGTGACTACAAGACCCAGGGCAAGTGCTATGCCGCCGCCCTGGAGTGCCGTCGCCGTGCCGCCGAGATTGCTGAAGCCGACCGTAACCTGGGGATCGTCTTCCTGATATCTCCCGAACTTACTCCGGAAGACCTGGGATACAGCAAGGCCTCCCTGAAGGAGATTGCCTCCAAGCACAATAAAGGGTTCTATCTGAACCTGATAGAGAACCTTCCCATCGAGAAAGCTGAGAAGAAGCGTCTGCTGCGCGATGCGGATATTGAGGAAGCTGAATACGAAGAACTTAATGAAGAGTAAGATGGAAACTGATATTGAAACCACTTCCCAGTTTGAGGAATACTACATGAACCAGATGCAGATACTGGTCAATGTCATCGATGCCAACAACATATTTGCCGAAGTGGCGCGTGCAGGTGGCAAGACGGAAGGTATCACCGGCCCACGTATCATCCGTGTGGCCAATGACATGCCAGGCGAGCTGTCGTTTCTGGTACATAAGACCTACGTTGCCCTGATGACGAACGTATGGCCCAACCTTCAGGCTTATTTCTCCAGGGAAGTCACCGTAGGTGGGAAGGTACGTTCCATGCTGGAGTATGGCATCGATTATGTGGTGGGCGAAAATAAGCTCCCTTCTCATTTCCGCAAGCCCCGATATCCCATATCCTACCCCAAACACAGTGTCGTTTTCCGGGACGGCCATCACATCCAGTTGGTAAGCTCGGACCAGCCGGAGTCCGTTGCCGGACGCTCTGCCGTCCACGCCATCATTGAAGAGATGAAACACAACAAAGGGGAGAAATTGAAAACCCGCTTGTTCCCTTCCCTCCGTGGTGCCAGTGCCGAAATACGCCGGTCACCTTATTACCAAGGAATCACGGGCGTATCCGATACCGCGCGTGTGGACCTCGGCGAAGATGACTGGTTCGAGGAATATGAGAAAAATATGGATACGAAACTGATGGAGGAAATATCTACAGTTGCGCTTCATGTAAATGCAGCTATCTATCAGAAATACAAACTTATAAATTCCCAACGGGAAACTACAAATCCCGTTACCCTTGAACGTATCCGTCTTGAAATCATCAGGCAGGATCGCATCATATCCTTATGGCAGCCCCGCCTGGCGGACATGCGCCGTAACGCCACGTTGTACGTCCGTGCCAGTTCCTTCTGCAACAAGGATATTCTCGGTCCGAAGTTCTTCAAGACGCAGCTTGAGACCTTGGATATGGACGAATTCCTCACTTCCATCTGCGCTATCCGCCATAAGGAGGTTATCAATAAGTTCTTCGCCAACTACAACAAGGAGAAACATCAGTATGCAGACAGCTATATTTATGAATCCATTCTACGACTTGACCTGCGGGAACATTTTCTACTCACAGCCCGTTATCTGAGGCACTACAACAAACGCGACGAGCTTTTGATAGGATATGACCCCGGCCACTTCTCCAGCCTTGTTGTCGGGCAGGAAAAGGAATACGGCCGCCAGCTCCGCATTATAAAGGAACTCTATTGCTGCTACCCGGATGAACAGCCCGAACTCGCCCGTCAGTTCTATGAGTTTTTCGGTGCTGATTCCCTGAATAAGCGTATCATTCTCTACCCTGACCGTGCCGGGAACAAACGCCGCGAAGAATTGGAGCAGATTACCACCGACAGCCGTGCCCTGAAGCGTGAGCTGGAAAGTTATGGCTTTGAGGTGGAACTGATGAACGAAGGGCAGGCCACCGTATATCATTGGCAACAGTTCAAGTTATTACTTCTTATGTTTGGAGGCCGGAGCAATGCCTTGCCGGAAATTTTGATAGACGAGAACGAGTGCAGGAACCTTTGCAGTGCCATTATGCTGTCACCGTTGAAAAAAACGGAAGGTCGCATCGAGCTGGACAAATCATCGGAAAAGAAAGTGCCTCTCAAGAACCAGGCCGGACTGACAACGCAGCTTCCCAGTGCCCTGATTTATCTTCTTTTCGGGCGTTATGGAAACAAAGTGTTGAGTGAATTATCGTCCATGCCGGACAATTTACCTGATAATCTGGCTATATAACGGCTGTTTTTCACTATAAAAATAGTCAGTATAGATACAATAATGGTATCGTTTGACATTAAAACAAACGCTTTTTGTTTGGAAACCAAACTTTTATGCTTTTGAAAAAGGAAAGCGTTTTCTTCGTGAGGCGCTGTTCAGCACGCACCGCTGAGTTTTGGGATTGCAAGGCATCCTCCGGCATTCCTCGGAAATATGACGGAGGGCGCTTCTCGTCCTTTTTCCCACAGCAGAATCCTGCTACTTTCGGGCATGGAAATGACAATGACCGGTATTCAAGCGATGCAATGGGCCAAAGAGATATCAAAACTGCCTAACGGCTGCTTTACCATTGCCTTCTTCCCGTGTTCCAGGCATAAGGGGGAGGCATCAGCCACATTGACAGTTAAAGAAGGATGCAGATGGCGTACTCAACTACCTGAAGAAAGATTCAGTATAGACAGTGACAACTTCTTTCTGTTTACAGACGCAGACGGGGAACCCAAGATGTGCTACCGTATTCTCATCAGGTACATGGGCTTTCCTCAAGATGGTTTCAAACTTCATAAAATAGATTGGTTATGAGTAAAAGCAATCTCAAAATGGTAGGCAACTTCGGTTGCTATCTTGACGATGACAATGTAATATCCTTCCAGATTGGAGACAGGCCAATGGCTTCAGTCCTGGAACCGGACCCGATGTTCCCCCTGAGTGGAGGAAGTCTTCCGGATACGCAGTGGCAGAGCATCCAAGGATTCCAGGTGTGCAGCCGTGGCTTCAACAACATGAAATGCGAGGAAGTCGCGTCCGACATAAAGAAGAACCGGCTTCTGCCAAGACTGATTACCAAGCAGGTCAGCATGCTGTATGGCCATGGGCTTGCCGTGTACAAGCCGGCAATCGTGGACGGGAAACTTCAGAAACAGTGGGTTGACTGTCCGGAAATCATGGACTGGCTCAACAGTTGGGAACAGCGCGGTCTTGAATCGGGTTATAAGGAAGTGGCCAAATCAATCATCAAGAACTACTACTATTTCAGGGACTGTTTCGTAAAGTGGCGCTTCACAAAGGGAAAAGCAAGAGGGACGATGCCCGTTGCCGGCCTTGAATCCATGGAGAACAGACATTGCCGGCTGGCCACCACCAAGAAGGATGTGGCGACAGATGTTGTCTACTACCGGGATTTCCGCTACATTGCCGTAGGGCGTTGGGGGTATGGCACATCCACTTTCCGCATCTATCCGAAGTTTTCCTTTTCGGAGCTTGCCAATTACAGATTCGCGGCCATTTCCCATCACCGGGAAAAATCCGTGGATGAGTTCTACGGTGTGAACGAAACCCATGCCGGTACCCGCTCCTACATCAAGGGTTCCAACGATACGGCTGATTATATCAACTCCTTTTTACGTAATTCGCTTGCCGCCAAGATACACATTGTCATCCCCAATGCCTGGCTTGAGTCCAAGAGGATCCAGGTAACCAAACTCTGCGACGAGAATAAACGGCGCAAGAAAAACAATGAGGAAGAACTGATGTACAATGGCATCGTGATTGGTTCGGAATTCAAGGAATCCACCCTGATAAAGTATCTGCAGTCTGAACTGCGCAAGATCTCCCGCTATCTGTCCGGTGCAGACAACCAGGGTAAGGCGTATGCGACAATCAGCTTCAAGAACAGCCAGGGCGAAGAGGAACGCTGGAAGATAGAGACGGTTGATTTGAAATACAAGGAATATATCGATGCCTTGATATCCTATGACAAACGCGCCGATGAGGTGCTGCTGTCAAGCGTGGGACTTGACTCCTCCATATCCAGTGTCAGCAAGGACGGGGTCATATCCAAATCAGGAGCCGATGCGTATTACAACTATCTGATATACATTATGTCACTGACATCGGAAGACGAAATCTGCTCCGAACCGTTCAATATGGCCATACAGATAAACTTTCCCCATTTATACAGCCAGGGGTACCGTCTTGGATTCTATCGCGAAGTTCCGGCACGCCAGGAAGATGTTTCACCTCAAAACAGACTAAATCAGCAACAGTCATGAGAATATTGGAAGAACTGTTTACCACCATTTCGGAATTTCGGAAGTATGCTCCCTATGCAGAGAGCAATGTCACTTTCGACCAGCTCAATTCGTCTGCCATTTCTGCGAAAAAGCAGATGGTTATCATCCTTACCAAAGATGTCTACACCGATCTGACGGCAGATGAGGGCGAACTGAAGGAGGCCCTGCGTCTTGCGATGGCCAATCTTACCATGGCCAAACAGCTCATTTTTGATGTTGTATCCAAGCGTAAGGATGATGTCGATATATACAAGCATGAGCAGGAAAGCATGCGCAGGTCGTATATCGAGAATTATTATAATGCCATGGATACTGTCATCCAATTACTTGACAACAGTCAGACCGTGCCCTCCTGGAAAGAAACGAGATACAAGAAGATGCTTGATGTTCTTAAAATAAAGAGTACGGAGGAGTTCGACATGCTGTATACGATAGACATGTCCTATCTGTTCTTTTTCCGGACCATACCGATCCAGAGCGAAGCGCTGGATGACGGGATATCGGCCTATTTTGAACGGGCAGAGAAAAAGGAGGAGGTATTGCGTCTGCTCAAACGATGCCTCGCCAAGCAGACCATAGCCATTGCCCTGCGGCGTTTTGATATTCTCGATTTTCCAAGTACGATTCGCAATTTATTTGAAGACTCAAAAGTTATGCGATATGGTACTCAAGAGCAAGAACGTTTACTTGCTCTGTCAGACTCTCTGCTTGAAGAGGTGAAGCGGGAACTGGCCAATATAGATCTGCTTTTGTCAACGGACAGTTCCGGCTCTGTAGATACGAACACATCCTTTAACCGTCCGGACGACATAATAATGCTGATGCCATGTTGACAATAGATTTTATAGCAAAAGGAATGCAATACAGCATCCCCAATTCCTGGGATGGATTAACTCCTTATCACTTCCAAGCACTCATGCGTGATATACAAAGGTTTGCGGATGGAAAAATATCCGTCGGCATGGTCCGTGCGAATTATGTTTGCCGGATTATGGGATGGAATCTTCAAAAAATAAGGAATACGGATGGATGGGCAAATGTGGCCTGGCTTGCAGAGCAGGTGACATTTCCGTTCACGATTGTCTATCCGGATAATGATGCAGCACTCCAGGAATTGGATTCTGAAACATACAGACTCTGTAAAAAGATACCACCACACCGGTTGCATGGAATAACCATATCCAGGTATCTGGACAGACTGGACTACAAATATGCAGTAGACTCATGTTTCTGCAAACAACTGGTTCCGGCGATACATCTTGAGGATGAAACTTTTTTTGCCTATAATATAGAAACCATGTTCAACCGTCTTACTTGCTCGCTTACGGCACTCCAGTTCATTGAGGCACGTGGTCTCCTTGGATGTCCGAAAGAGCAGCTTCCGTTATTGGCCGCTATCCTTTACTATCCGGACCGGTATTCATCTGCCGGAGCGCATAAGTTGGCACAGAAGTTCACTGGGCTGCCGATGGATGAGCTTATTCCCATAGCCTTCAATTTTCAGGCCTTCATCAATTATCTGTTTACCAAAACTGAGTTCAAGTTGCTTACAGAACTTGAGGAGACCAAAGTTTCTGCCATTTCCACGGGTGCACTTGAGTCTCTGTACAACTTGAGTTCAGACGGGTTTGGGGATATTGAAACCATCGAACACATGAATGTCATCCAGTATTTGACCATCCTCCGGAAAAAAATTATTGATACGGTGCGCAGCCTGCATGCGGCCAAAATGGATAAAGCGGATATTGCGAGAGAAACCAGACTTCCAATTCACATAATAAATGAAATCCTATGATACTTGATTTGCTCAGATATTTTGCCCGTTTTCCCAAAAAGGAAGGGGTTGTCTCCATGTTCGCCAACGGCTCAAGTGACTTTATCCAATATGCGGAACTGCTTGGGTATGTCAAGAAACTCCCGGAACCGATAATGCCCGAACTTGAGAATCTTGTTTTCGGGCAGTCATACGATTACGTAAAGAAGCGCGTCGATAATATTACCGGCAACTATCTGTTCGTGGATTTCGGAGAATTCACATCAAGCCGTGACACACACAACTCCATTCTTGACAGCCAGAAACTTGCCGCCACCATAGCCATGAAAGTTTCGGATTCCGCAGACATGGTTGAGACGGCCATTGCTTCTGAAATAACATTGTCTCTCCTTGCGGCACTTCGGAAAAGGCTTATTTTTGATTCACGGTCTGAGGATTTGCCATGGCTTGATAAGATATCGGAGAATCATGACATTATCCCTTTTGTCTCATCCGAATTCAAATCCATAGGTTGGACACTCATGTTCAGTTCTGCCGCGACCGATTTGTTCAATGCTAAACCTTCCCTTAATGAGTAGCTGATACTGTTGTGCCAATCATTAAATAATTCAGAAACTTTTTGTTCATGTTGTTTATTTCCATCCTGGTCGTGGGCTGTCGAAGTTCGCGACCAGGAGCTACTCATGATTACTCTTTTCCGTCATCCCTACCACGAGAAATAATCATTCTTTTACTCAAGCTAAACAAAGCTAATACACTGATAATAAACAAGATATTACTACGTTATGCGCGTTAATAGTGTTACCTTAGCTGTACGAAAAATAAAGGATAAAACATTATGAACGAACAAGTTACAAACATTCTTAACCAGAGCATAACAAAGACGGCAAAGATACAGCAGCTCCTTCTTTTAGGTCTGACCCGCCGCCAGGTAGCCGATTTGGTAACAAACGGAAATTACGGTTTCGTGCAGAACGTATATAAGAAAATGCTGGAAGCCGGAAGATTCGGCCAGCAACCGGCCATCGCAGCCTGCCCCGAATTGGACTATACTTTCAACAGACGTTTCGGCATCGAGATAGAGGCATATAACTGCGAAAAGGGAGTTCTTGCCCGTGAACTTCGTGAGGCCGGAATTGCAGTTGCAGTGGAAGGTTACAACCATAACACCCGCGACCATTGGAAGCTGGTTACAGACAGAAGTCTTAGAGGGAACGATACTTTCGAGCTGGTAAGCCCGATACTTGAAGGGGAAGCCGGATTGCAGGAACTTCAGAAGGTATGCTGGGTGCTCGATTATTGCAATGTGAAGGTGAACGACAGCTGCGGCCTTCATATACACATGGATGCTGCAGACTTTACCATTGAAACCTGGCGCAACCTTGCAATAACTTACCGCCGCCTCGAACCGGTAATCGACTCCTTTATGCCGGGTACCCGCCGGAACAACAGATATTGCAAATGCCTTACCGGAATTTCGGAACGCAGCATAACGGAGGCAGAGAACATCATGCAGCTACGTTCAGCCTTTGGAAACGACCGCTACCACAAATTGAACCTTGAGGCTTACGCACGCCACCGCACAGTTGAATTTCGCCAGCATTCGGGTACCACCAATTTCACAAAGATGGAAAATTGGATACGGTTTGCCGCCAACATGATTACCTTTGCAAAACATGGCATGGTGAATTCGGGATGCCCGCTTTCAAATATCCCCTTTCTGACAGCCGACCAAAAAGTATTTTTCAAATTGAGAACCAAAAAATTAGCATAATATGATGACAACTTACACTTTGCAGGATGGCGGTATAATTGCCGCCTCCTGCCCTGCAGACTTTGTAACCAAACTCCGTGAAAGCAGCCGTTTCGACAGTGAATGTACCGACCAGGAATATATGTACCATTTCGCCGACCGTTTCCATGACCAGACGGGGCATGTAGTCCGAGCTGATACCCCGGAGCATTTTTTTGAGGATTTGCTTTCCAACGGGTATATAAGCAGTAACCATAATGTTAAATAATTCCCAAAAAGGGAAGATTTTAAAGAAAAAACTTCTCTGTTTGGGAATTTATATGTACCTTTGTAACAAATAAAAGAAACATGAATATAACGGGTTCTGAAAAATTAGAAAAGTTCTGTAGAAAGCATAACGATGCGCAATCTGCCTTGGAAAAATGGGTGGACGAAGTAACAAAGGCATCCTGGAAAAACCATAATGATTTGAAAAACGACTATTTGTCTGCAGATTATGTAGGAAATAACCGTTATGTATTCAATATCAGAGGCAACAAATATCGTCTCATCGTTTTAGTCGTATTTTTTGCCGGTAATGTTGACATCCGTTTTGTCGGCACTCACGCTGATTATGATTCTATTGATGAGAAAAAAATAAAAACTATATAGGAGGTACGTGTTATGAAAATAAAGACTGATAAAGAATTCCGTGCTTATCAAGCGGAAATGGAAGCCATCACTGTTAAAGGTACAGACTTGGGAGATATGGAATTGCTGAGTGAAGAAGAAAAGGAAAGATATATCGTGCTTTCTCAAGCTATCAGTGAATGGGAAGCTGCATATCATCCTCTGCCTGGGAGGGTATCAACCTTGATTACTGATGCCATCCGTAAAAAAATGGAGACAGAGAATATAAAGCAGAAAGAGACAGCCAGGCGTCTCGGTATCTCAGAGTCAAGGGTCAGCGATATACTCAATGGTCGTCGTCCTCTTAATCTCAATATTGTAAAACGGTTACGGGACAATTTCGGTATTCCGGCAGATTTTATATTAGACAATATTTGAGTTGGAATTTCCTATCATAAATAAAGGCTTCCTGTTAATGGAGGCCTTTTTCATTGAACAAAAATACATTTTCTGCACATGAGAATTTTGACATGTGCAGAAATGGGGTATATTTGCACTTATAACTTAATATTCATACTGTATGAAAAAGGCACTTTTATTATTTGTGCTGATGAGCTTGACCTTATTCACTCATGCACAAGAGAACAATTACGAAGAACTAAAATTTTTCAAAGTGATTCAATCCGAAAATAATGCAGACAAAAATAGCCTATACGCTGCACTACGTAGTTTTATGGCTATTTATTATGCTAATTCCCAAAATGTTATTCAAATGGATGATAAAGACGCAGGAATTCTTATAGGGAAAGCTACATCTGTATTCGATTCTCCCAGTATGATGCTTTCTGCGTATGAAGGATGGTTAGACTATAATTTAAAGTTGCAAGCACGTGATGGACGGGTAAGAGTAGAAGTTTCTCATTTTTTTCATCATAACAAACCAGGAAATCAGAAAAAAGCACAATTAGGAGTTCTTACTAAGGCAGATAAATATACTGATAAAGGTATGCAAAAGAAGTATCACAATAAAGTATGGTTAATGCTGAAAGAACAAGCGGCTAAAATCAGTTCTGATATTTTTGTTAATGTTGAAAAGGTTATAAAAGAAGGAGCCACTATTCAAAGCGAAGATGATAATTGGTAAGTTACTTATATAGGGTAATACAAGTATTTATATATTTAAGAGCTGACGAAATATTGCAATATTTCGTCAGCTCTCTTTTTTGTTTCAAAAAAAAATCCCATATTTGCAGTGCCAAATAAAACGATAGTATCATCTATCCCGTTGCGTCCGGTAGACGCTCAATACGAAATTGGGCTTTTTTTATGTCCATCGATTTGCTTAAACATTAAGTATTTAGCAAATTCATATACGAAACTTACGGCTGTCTTTTCCATTTTCGGACCCTTCGGGAATACGAATCGTTTTGTTTGGCGACTTTAACGGGAAAATGACAGCCGTTCGTGTATTCGAGAACTTGCCATTAATGCCAAACAAAACGATTCGTATATGAAAAATCAAATTTCCGGCACTCTCAACGTGCCTACCTCCGGTGTCCCTGCCGTGGGCGAATCCGTTAACGCTCTTACCGAGCAAGTCAATAACCTCCAGCGCCGTTACTACCGTGCTTTGGCTCCCGACTGCGAAGTCAAGACCGAAGCAGACCACTGGTACTTCCGCGCCATCCTATGGGCATGTGCCGGGATGGTGTTCCCACCATTGGTTGTGGTCACTGCATTGTGCGTTTATAAGGCAAAGAAGTGCCAGAAAGGAGGTGCCAAATGAACCGTATCAAGTCTATAACACAAAAAGACATTTATGTTCAAGCCGAACGTCTTTGCACAGGAACTGAAACAAGTGAGTATAAATATTGCCTTGCTTATTATGGCAACTTTGTGATGTGTGACATCTCTGCGGAGGATGCCCGTGAAATCATTTCCTGCCTGCAGCATGCGCTTGATGTTAATGAGAAAGGAGGACAAAATGAAAAATAAAGAGCAAGAACAGAAAATTACCGATATCAGTATCCATATAGCATCCTTGTCCGCATCGTTCAAACCAGCTCCAGATGCACGCCATGCCACCCACTGGTTCACTACGGATGAAGTCTACGACGCCATTCGCCGTATTGATCCTGGAGCGCAAATTAGTAAGGAGCAGGTTCATCAAGCCATGCTTGATGCCGGTTATAAATACCAGAACCGTCCTGGTTCATCAGGACTGGACTTCCGGTGGATGCTCCAAGCGAAAAACTAAATACTACTGTCATATAGGGGGTAATTGTTCGTGATGAATAGTTGCCCCTTCGTTTTTATGTCCTTTCCGTACCGCCTCCCCTATTCTATCTTCGCTGGAAATAACAGTGAATATGATTACAGACCAGCTTGTCAGAGAACGTTTTGTCCATGATATAATGTCTCAAGGCATCAACCTTATTTATGAGACACAAGAAAAAGTTGTGCGTACATATCTCAACTCACGATCCGGTGACCTGGTGGCACATCTTCAGAAACGTCCGTTCATTGCCCAGGAATCAGATACGAAACAAGCCTATTATCTGCGTATATTCCCATATCTCCGCTTTCTTGACATCTATTATCGTCGTGGAGCCGATGACCGTATTTCCCGTCATATTCGCCGTAATCTTGCTCTTTATAACCGGGTGGTCTGGGGAGTGCTGTATCATGAGACATTCCCGGAAATAAAGTACGGTTTCACGGAAGAAGTTCGTACCAATATTCGCAAGGAACTGGAGCAGGCCCTTCAATATGAAAACTCAAACTGGTAACATTATGGCAAAAAAGCATTTATCCGAAGACGAAATCAAACTCATAATCTCAGGTGACAGTTCCAAGCTTCAGGAAGAGCTGCATACACTGACCAAGGAAACCAAGGCTTTGAAAAAGGAAGAGGCCGAACGCCGCAAGGCTATGGTGGAGCTCGAAGCCCAAGGCAAAAAGAACACGAAAGACTATCAGAACCTTGCGAAAGAGTGCAAAGACTATACTGCCAAAATTTCCAAAAACAATGAGAAAATAAGTCTGCTGACCCGTAACTTGAAAGTCAACGATCTCACCATGAGACAGCTCAAGAAAGAAGCTAAGGAGCTTTCCGCTGCTTTGGATGATATGACTGAATCTGCGAATCCGGAAGAATATGCCAAACTCAATACCCGTCTCAGAGAAGTCCGTGCCCGCATGAGCGAGTTACGCAGTGCAGGTAACAACATGAACAATGAGTTCGGCAACAGCGTGAATTGGATGTCCAAGTTAAAAATGGCAGCCAAGGCTTTCATTGCCGTTAAGGTTGTCGGATGGCTTAAGGATGTCCATAACCAGGCATACGAGACACGCAAGGAATTCGCCAAATACGAGGCAGTCCTTCGGAATACTTTCCAGTCGCAGAAGAAGGCCAATGATGCCATGAAGATGCTTCAGCAATTGGCAGCAGACACCCCATCGTCCTTGCAGGAATGGACTGAAGCATATATCAAGCTGGTTAATCGTGGGGTCAAGCCTACCAGCCAGGAGCTTGTCAACATGGGAGACCTTGCCGCTTCCCAAGGAAAGTCCGTCGATCAGCTCATTGAGGCTATACTTGATGCGATGACCGGGGAGAACGAACGTCTGAAGGAGTTCGGTATCAAGGCTTCCAAATCCGGGGAGACTACAAAGTTCTCTTTCCGGGGAGTGACTACCGAAGTGCGCAATTCTGAGGATGCCATCAAGGATTATCTTCTTTCTCTCGGTCGTGTCGACGGCATTGCCGGTTCCATGGCCGTGCAGATGCAGGAACTTGAAGGAATCCAGTCCAACCTTGGAGACACAATGGATGCCTTTTTCAATAAAGTGGGGAAAAAGCTGGAGCCGTTCTGGAAATCCATGTTGAAGTATGCCAATGGATTCTTCACTAAACTTGGGGAAATGTTCGCCACTTATACGGAAACTTACGAGAACCATTTCGACAAGATGGTGCAGCTTGAGAGCGCATTGCCGGGACTGTTGAACCGATACGAGGAACTGACCGGCAAGTCCTCCCGTTCCGCTGAGGAACAGAAAGAGTTGGCCAGTGTCATAGCCCAGATAAGGAACATGGTACCTGGCGCAGCGACAGCATTCGACCAGTACGGGAATGCCATCGAAATTTCAGGCGAAAAGGTGGAGGAATTCCTTAAGAAACAAAGGGCGCTGCTAAAGTTTGAGAATCAGAAAGCCATCCGGGAAACAACAGAGCAATTGGAAGAATACCGCCAGGCATATAAGAATCTGTTGGAACAGCAGAAACAAGGTGGAAGGACTGTTTTCCAGAGCAACGGCATGTTTGCGGCACCAACAGCATACATCAATACTGAAGCTCTCCCACAGATAGAGCAGGATATAAAAAAGTATGGTGACCTCATTCTGGGTGCCGAAGAGAAATTGAAACAACTGAACGGCCAGACTATTGAAGAAACCGTCAAGAACCAGCAGAAGCTTGCAGAAGCACGCCAGAACTTCAACAAGATGGAGAA